AGTAATATTAGGATCGGGTTGCCAGTGTTTTGTACCTTCTACAGACATGATGTCACCTTTGTTGTTTAATATATGTATATAATACAACAAAGCGCCTGACTTGTCAAGCGCTTTGTTTTTTTACTCTTGTGCAGCCTTAATGTATTTTCCATATCTTTCGTGGAATTCATCAAAGCTAGGAACTTTATCAGGATCAATCGGCAAACGGTACTGAGTAAGGGCAAGTTTCATACCCATTACAACCAACTCAGTATCAAAGTTCTTCATTGAAAACTTCAAGAAGTTTTCAACTTGTCCGTAAAAGTCACTGTTATCGTCGTTAACTGACTGACTAAGTTCGTAACACATTGCAACAATCAAGCTGTACATTGCACTAATTTCGTTAGTATCAAGATCTGTTACCTTACCAGCCAAAATATCGCTTGGATTAGGCATGTCAGCAGCAACTTTACGATGTGCAACAAACTTTACCGCAAGGCCTTCACCGATCGAACCTGACACAAGATCCATAAGTGTCTCTGAATCATAGTTATCAGTAAGGAAGTCACTTACAAACGACCACGAACGGGGTGTTGCAAACGAACGGCTCGGCGACTTAGGGTCAAAGTCATACAGGTCACCTTTGCTAAACTGCAAGTAACCAACTACATCAGGGTGAATTTTGTTAGTTACAGCCCACTCAAACCAGTCATCAAATGATACTGACATCTCTAAGTGCACAAAACGGTTAGCTAACGGAGCTGGCATGCGGTATGTAACACCTTTATCGCTGTCACGGTTACCAGCAGCAACAATAAGAACATTGTCTGGCAGTTTGTATTGTCCTACACGACGGTTAAGAATAAGCTGATATGCAGCAGCTTGCACAGCTGGAGCAGCTGAGTTCATTTCGTCCAAGAACAAAATTACATGTTCGTACTGGCTTGCAAGTTCTTCATCAGGCAATTCGCTAGGTTGTGCCCAAACCATTTTGCTTTGCGTTGAATCAAAGTACGGAATACCTTTAATGTCAGTTGGCTCCCAAAGACTAAGACGAATGTCAATTACATGAGCATTCTTACTAGCACCAATTTGGTGAACAATGTCTGACTTACCGATACCTGGAGGACCCCAAATAAAGATTGGGCGTTTTTGATCGAATGCAGCCGAAATAACTTTCTTTGCATTGTTTGGGGAAGTGGTACGAATATTGTCCATTGTGTGTTACCTGTGTATTTGTTTATTAACTATGTATATAATACGACAAAACACACTAGATGTCAAATGTTTTTTTGCTTTTCTATTGCTTTTATTAAGCCGTATCTTTCTATATCACCAGAAAGCAAACTTAATTCCATTGCTTTGCGATCATCTGTAACTTCTATATACTTTTTTGTGAGAAAATACGGACATGTGATAAAGTTGTCTAAGTGTATCAAAATGTTCGTTTTGTAAATGTTAAGATCTGGTGGAAAGTTTATTTGATAAAACGCTAGAGACAGTTGATTCTTTAAAAAATCTCTACCTTCTTCAGTCAATCTTAAGCCACCAGACTGCTTATCACGAATGTTGTACCACCATTCTGATGAATATTTTTTTAGATTAACTTCATCAACACTAATTTTTGCAGTGTTTAAAAAAATTTTTGTGTATGTTGCTCTATTCATTCAGTAAGTTATCTGAAGTAAACTTAATAACCTTAAAATCTTCAGTGTTCCACATACTATTTAACCTTTGAGCAAGGTTATGAGCGTGTCCGGGATTAGAAAAACTAGTTTTCTTATACTTAGGACCTGGGTAATTAGTTAAACTATTAAAACTTTTTAGGTTAAAAGGTTTATTCTGATAAAAAACAGCCCATATTGCATCAGCTTGAAGAACTTGTTCTGTTCTATATGTCTTCTTATCAGTATATTCTTTTAAGATAACAGGTTTTGGCCTGCTCATTTTCTTCTTCCTTTAACTACGTATATTTATCTATTACCAACTGCTACCGCCATCCATTTTGATGTCGATTATTGGATTATTTTCTTCATCTTGCTTTTTCATTAACAGTTCTTCTAAGTTTTCTACATGCCTAGCTAGCATTAAAGTCAGGCAGAATTGTAACTTTTTTGCTTTGTCAATGTCAAGTCTGATTTCTTTTTGTCTGCTTGACTCTGCACTCTTTACTAAACTTAAAAAATCCTTTAGTGGACTTGTATTAATTGGTTGATTTTGCATTTTCTATACTCAATTGTTGGCGCATTTCGATTTCTGTTTTAAATGGACCTTTGTAATCATATCTTTCAATAGTGATTAACTTAGGACAAAAGCTTTTTACCCAGCCTTTGTTAAATTTAATGATGTAATATCCTGCACAATATACACTTTTAGACTTTTCGCTTTTTGTAAACAAGGGCAATTTCTTTTTAAGGTCCCACATGCTATTATATGGCTTAGAATTACACACAAACTTGTGCACATCGTATTGTGTAGTTTCTTGAATTTTAAGTTGAGTCCAAGTGAGATCACCTAATTTTTTCTTAATATTAGACTTGTTCTTATAAACTTCGTATTTGCCGTCGCTGTTAACAATGTAATGGTCGTTGTCGAATGATATTGTGCCAACATTTTTACCGTTGTCAATAACAAGCCAAAACTTGTCTTTTAGGATTTCTTTTGCATTTTTCATACTGGGTATCTCGCTTGGAATGGAGTTGAATATAGTGAAATATTATCAGCAATACGCTGCATATCCCACTTATTACAAAATTTAAGAAGTCGCACACCTACTTGTGATAAATCTTTAGGAGTATGTGTTTGTTCATTAATTGTATTGGTAATTTCGTTACGGATATTTTCGGGTTGTGCAGACAAATCACATAGTAAAACATTGCGATTGTAATCGTCAATAACTCTGTGTTCATCACCGTTGTGATCAGTCCAACGCTGAAGCATCATGTTGTTCCAATTGTAGCCTTTAGTAGTCATATCTGCATAAGCTTCAGTAAGACCTACTTTATTCTTAGTGCCTTTCTTACGTACACCGGGGTAAGCACTAAAGATGTTGTCACTAGTGTCGCCACGCATACACTTTTCAAACAGCAACCACTGTGGGTCTGGTGCAGGCTTTGCATCACCAGTCTTTTTATCAATAACTGGCTTACCTTTGTCGTCAAAGTAACCTTCGTGTGTAATTGTAGTATTACTAACACCGTTGTATTGTTTTACATTGGGTGCAATAAGTTGTGCAAAGTCGCCATCTGTACTAAGAATAACATGATTGTCGTTAGGATGAGACTGCACCCAACCAGCAATAAGATCGTCTGCTTCCAGCACAGGGTTGTGTAGTACAGTACAGTTTGTTTTTTCACGTACAAACGATTTAAACTCGTCAAAGATTTCAAAAAACACACGATCTTCTTCTGCTTCTCGTTCAGTCATAGCATCACGTGCTTCTTTACGGTTGCGCTTGTAAGGCTCGTAAGCATCTTTGCGCCAGCTACGGCCTTCTAAGCAAAAGACCACATGGTCTGCATCAAAGTCAGTCCATGCTTTCTTAATACTGTTAAAAGTTACATGCAAAGCCATACCGACTTTGTCGTCGAGACTTCCCCGAACTACATGTCGAGCTCGAAAGAAAGTGTTCATAGTGTCTACAAGAATATAAGTGCTCATATAATTATATTAGTATATAACTCATACAGTGTCAAGAAGTTTTTTTAAGAAACTTCAGATTTTCCTTTATCGATAGGAATTACGTTAATATAACCCATATCACGATCTGTACTTTGCCCTTCTTCTTGTAGCATCTGCGACACAACAGTTTTAAACCATTGATCTACAATAGCTTCGGGTGTTTCGCCTTTATAACCGGCATCTAATAGTTGCTCAATAAATTCGTTATTCCAATCGAGTTCAAAAAATCCGTTTCTAATATTATCAGGATTAACTTGTGTATCTATTACTGCAACATATGCTTCACCTTTTGCAGTTGCAGCAGCTTTTGGGTCAGTTTCTTCAAGAAGTTTGATTTTTTCTTGTTCTAGTTTATCGATGCCCATAACACGTTTTAAAAATTTTTTCATTTCTTTTTTTCCTTTGTCGTAAGATTGCCAGCAATAACAATTCTGTCAGTGTCATTTGTTTGATGAGGTACATGATGAAAAAGATAAGCTGGAAAGAGTACAAATGAACCTTCTATTGGAGGAATATAAAATTTATCACTAGAATCTGTAAAGCATAATGGTTGTGAATTTTCATCTGATTTCAAAAAATATACAAAAGAAAAATTATATGGATTATGCCAATGTGGAACTGTATGATCACCTTTTTTATACATTGCACCCCACATATTATCCACTTTGGTATTTAAAGTAGTAGGACTATGATAAGGATGTTCTTCTGAAATCGATATTGCAAAATCTTTTAATGGCTGGAATTCAGGATTATCACGTAAATCATTATAATCAGTCATACCACCTTTTATATTAGTAGACCTGTCCATTTTGTCGCCTATATCTTTAATGATTTTAATCCATTTTTTGTTACAATAAGGATGCCCGGGATATATTGTGTGTAATATAGTTTGATTGATTGAAACTTGATGTACTTTTACAGGTAGTATTTCAGTCATTATGTTCCCCAAGCATTACCGAATAATGAGATATGCAGTCGAGGAGTAAATCTCCAACCACGCTGCATACAAATTTCCGCTACTTCTTTAACATTCATATTATATTCTTCTGAACGTCCACCGAGTGGCATGAGGTATACAGGACACTCAACTCCTGCTTCTTGGTACGCTTCCACGGCTTTACCAACTTCGTCAACGTCGTCTTTGTCAGCAACAACAAATTTAAGATAAAGATTGCTATTAGCAACAGAGGCATACTGGCTAGCAACCTCAGGCTTAATAGCATCATTCCAAGACTCGCCTGAAACGGAGAGCTTGGGTGAACAGCTGAAAGTGACTTGAATTCTTCTGTTATTCTCGAGATAGTCGAGTAAATCTTTGTGTAACATTTGTGTAGTGTTGGTTTCAAATGTAACATTTTTTAAGTCCTTCATTTTAGGGTGTTCAAATAAATCAACGTAAAGTCGTTGCCAAGCAAGAAGAGGCTCTCCGCCTGTCATAATTAGGTGGATGTCTTGCCCGTTATCCATAGTCCATTTGCCTTCGGGTAATAAACTAATTAAATGATCAACTACTTCGTCGACTTCTGCTAGTTTGTTAAAATGCTTAAATTCGGGATAGATACTTGCGTAAGTATCGCACCCTGTATGAATAATAGGTAAATCTTCAAACTTTTCTGTAGTTTCGTGCACACCGGCATCGAGCAATTCTTTCACTTCGGGATTATATCGATTTCCTTCGGCATGTTGTTTCCAGCGGTCTTTGTCTTTTGGCAAACCGAAGTTCATGCATCGAAAGTTACAACCGAAGGTACGTAGGAACACACTAGGTACTCCTACGTACTTTCCTTCACCTTGTACACTGTAAAATGCTTCTGAATAACGTAATTTCATTAAAGCTCCTCAAGAATACCGAGTACTTCAGCGCCAATTAGTAATACACCGCCTACTACAATAGGCATAATTCCTACCGGCATAAACAGTACACTTACAAATGCAGCGCCTGCTCCGATACGTACAGCACTCTTTACGAGGCTGATATAAAAATGTTTCTTGCTTATATCAACGGGCTCAGCCATTATAAATCTCCTTTAATAATTGGCGTAGATCCAATACTATCGTGATAATCACCGTTAGTATGATATTCACGTACAGCAGATTCACGAATTACGTGTCCGCCAGTTTTGCGATAAATTACAAGTTCTTTGCGAATTACGCCGTCTTGATCGCTGTCAAGCACTGACTGAAACGGACCAAGTTGTACAGGTTTTTCTGCTGCCATTAGTTTGAGTATCCTTGTTGTAGTTTGATGTTATCCATAAATTCTTTCTTAGTACTAGGATCATCATAAAATGCACCTTTTAGTACTGTAGTTTGCGTAAGTGAGCTGTGTGCACTAATACCGCGATTTTCACAGCAACCGTGTGTAGCTTGTATATACACGCCTACGTTTTCGGAACCAGTAGCGTTCATGATTTCTTTAGCAATATCCATTGCTAGTTCTTCTTGTAGTGTGCCACGACGTGCGCACCATTGTGCTAGACGTGTGTATTTGCTTAGTCCGATAAGTGTATCAGCAGCAATGATGCCAATATAGGCAACACCACTTACTGGCTGGTGATGGTGCGAACACATGCTTTTAAGTTCGCTACGTACAACTAACATACCTTTGTAAGGATCGTTTGTTACGTTAGGAAATGCAGTAGCATTAGGACGATCGTCGTATCGTCCACTCATAATCTCGTTATAGTACATCTTTGCAAGACGCCGTGCTGTATCTTGCGAATTAGGATCGTTTTTGCGATCAATAATAAGTGCGTCTAGCACACCTTCGAACTTTTCAGTAAGTTCTTCAATTAACTGTTCTTTTTCTCCGTCAAAAATAGCCCAATTAATGTTATCATTAGCATGATACTTACCGTCTGCTTCTTTTATTCGTTGCGTAATTTCTTCGTATTTTTTCATCTGTTCTCCGAGTTTGTGACGTGGATGTCATTAATTTAATATACATGTTATTTAGGTTTTTGTCAAACAAAATTAAAAAATTCTTTAATTTTATCTAGATTAATTTTATCTGATTCTTGTCTAGGAACCAAATATACAAGATTGCCGTTAGAATTACCAGCAATTTCGCCTACATTTTGAATTACATGAAATGATTTACAATAATCTTTTTCTACCCAATCATAGCCCCATTTGTATGCAGCTTCGAAGCAGTCGCAAAGACTTCTCCATGTTTCTTTTTTTGGAACAAACACAATATGTCCTGGCAGAATGCTATTTTCTACATTATATACATCGTATTTTCGTGTTTGTACAATTACGTCTTTTTCGCTAAACATCATCATCTTTCTCCCAAGGATAAACAATCCACTGTGGATCTTTGTTTTTGTTAATTTCAGATGCTACATAAGTAACATTTTGGAATTTACTAGGCATGTTATCGTGTAGTACTGCAACACGAACATTACTACCCCAAATATCTTCCCAGCGTTCGTTACCGGGGAATACACCATTACGCCAATCTTCTTGTATCCAAAGTAAAGTTTCGCCAGTATCGTTAATGTCGTCTACAATAAGTATTCTTTTTTCGTTGTATGCATCTTCTGCCATCCAATAGTTTGACTCTTGCTCTTCGCCGTCACGCAGGGCTACTTTAAGAGTTTCACAGGGAACATCTAGCTCATGGGAAAGCAGTACAGCTGGCACCAATCCGCCACGGGTCAACCCAACAATATAATCGGGACGCCAATTACTTTTACGAATCTGACTTGCAATTTTCATAGTCATACTGGTAATAGTATCCCAGTTAAAATACTTTTTATTCATCTTTACTTTTCCAATCATCTATTACTAAATTGTAAGCATTACGAAACTGCTCATATGCTTTTGCAAAAGCTGGGTATTCTTCTGCTAGTGCTTTTACTTCGTTTACACCAGGCAAACGTTCTTCCCAAAGCGTTTGTTCATTTAACCAAAAATCATCATAAAGTATGCTATTAACTGTGCTTGCATCTTTGTACCAATTGCCGTCTGAATATGTTGTAGCAGATATACCTGAGATACTAGTACCGGTAAAAATACTGCTAGCAGCCGTGAGTGATTCGGCAAATCCTTTAATAGTGTGCATGTCTATAGTTGCATCGCCCTTTGCATCGGGTAATGATATAGAGCCTGCTTTAACGTTTTTTGATTGCGTCATACAACTTGTCTCCTGTAAAGAATGATTGAAGTTTTGCTTTTTGTTGTTCTAACAACGGTAAGTAACTTTCGTAGTTATTCATGTAGTCTTTAATCGTTGCTACTACATGTTCTTTAAAATGTTCGTAAGCAGCGTAGTCCTCAGTCCAATCACTTGGATACAAGAAGTTTTCGTCAGCCATTTCTGCATAACTAAGACGATCGGGTACCATAGGAATAGCATCTACTAAAGCACCTTCGTACCAACTAATACCAAGTGTTTCTTGTAGGTTAGCGCTAAACACTACTTTGGACTTTGCTAGTAGCATATGATAATCGTGCTTAGAAAGTTCTTGTTCTTGTGCTACAACAAATTCATATTCAGGTAGCTGTTTTTCAAGATCCTTAAAGATATCTAATTGTTTTTCAGGCGCAATACGATGCGGGAAAAGAACAATATCTTTTTTAGGCATATGCCTGTATGGTTCAAGAGCAGTTTTTAAATACTCCATTGGCCAACCAACTTGTTCAACAGTTTGGTTAGCTTCGCGAAGCTCGTCACCGACCCAGTCAAAAAACTCTTCAGCAAACAAGTCAATGTGAAAATCAGTTGCGTAAAAGTTATGATCATAGCAGCTAAACATACTGTGTTCTGCCGAACGTACCCAAGGAGCATCGCCAATAAGACGTCCTAAAAAGTCTTGTGGATCATAGCTGCCAGCATGCCACATACCGCCGATTTTAATATTAACACCTAGCAAACTAGCCATGTATTTTAATTGAATTACTGTAGGGTTCCATGCATCAGTGTAAAGAAAGTAATCGCCGTCTTTAACTTCACCGTTACAAAACATTTCACCAATCTGTGCTAGTTGGTTACTTTTGTACACATTAGTACCGCCAAAATTTAGAAAAGCCCCAGGCGTAGTAGCCTGAGGCGTTTCACCACCTGAAATAACAACTACTTCCTCGTTAGTTGCTAATCTCAGTTGCTCGGGTAAATGCGTCTTCCATTGTTTTGTATAGCGTGTATCAACAGCTTCTATATCAACAATGTATACGGTCATCCTCGATTCCTATTTGCATTACGAGCTTTTGCACGCAGCCAGCCTTGATGTCGCTGATATGCTTGCCACACTTCTGAATCTTGTTTGTAAAGATCCTTCTCATTAAAAACCTTGCCTTCAAAGCGACAGTAGTCGCGGAACTTGTCAAGATCGTCAAAAACTTTACGGATAGTTGGGTTCTGAATGCCCATTAGTCAATTTTCTCCAGTTTAGCAGGATAGTAAATACGACAACCGTTTTCGTTGTCTTCGCTAACGTTAATAGTAATAGCCCGTCCGGTATACCGTTCGGAAATTAGATCATACAAGTCATCTGCAATCATTTCACATGACTTGTAATCTAGTTCAAGAGTGCCTTGTTCGTACAGCTCTTGCAACCATCGTTGAAATTGAATAAACTCAATATCACGATCGTTGTGAAACACTTCAATTTGAACCTTGAAGTGAAAAATATGACGATGAGGATAACCTAAAAAACTAACGTCATATTTGTCTCCAGTAGCAAGACTAGGATCTTCTAGTGCTGCTGGATATTTATGGATACCTTCTCGTTGAAAAGTTACCCAAATGTGTCGCTTTGCAAGCATTTTACTCATTGTGTAAGTTCTTTGTTGTTATTAACAATATACTTAATATACAATTATTTTAAAACTTTGTCAAGTGTATATTTTGACCAATCTGTATGATAATGATGATTGGTTAGTTCATGCAGCGTATGACACCATACACCCGGATTCGTTGCTTTAAAGTCTTTATCATCAATTTTTACCATAGTGTTGTAGGGCCATTGCTTAACATATGGTACAACTACTCTCAACTGCGGAATAAAATTATGATATTCAACTAAACTAGTTTCCAATAGATCCCCAGCAAAATCTATAGATAAATCTAAACTACACATGATGTCTTTATCTAGAAAATGTTTAATCATCTTTTCCCATTTATCGAGTGTAGTATGATGCGGTATCTTAAAAGAGTGATTTGCGCCGAAGAAAATGTGTTCGCATTCTTCTTGTTTATAAAAACGTTCGATAAAGTCTACACTTTGTAAACCTACAACAAACAGGGTTTTAAAATCAAATGCAGATGTTTTTTCTACTTCATAGCCAGTAAAGAACGTTACATCATTCTTTTCGCCGGTATTATAGTCTCGATTCATTTTAGATTCTTCCACATGCTTGACGCCATTTGAAATAGCGCATTAACTTGACTGTTTGCTGGATTGCGAGCAAATGCTACCCAACAAATTATATTAGCATCTTTGTAGTGTTCGTCAACAAACTCTTTAAAACTTGTACCTGTAGTGTATACATCGTCTACAATTAGTACAGGATCATCAGGATTGCCGCTAGCGTATTTTTCCATAGCATATTGTAGTGGCAAGCCGCCCCGAGGAATACCCACTACTTCAGAAAAAGGACGGGTTTCGATCTCAGAAATCATAAGAGCAAGACACTCCCAGTCATCTTCAGTTAACCCGTCGCATTCAATTTTCCATTTTAGATTAAGACCTGCGTGTGATACAAAGTCTTCTTTTACAAATATAGTCATTGGTTATCCTATGTTTTCTACAGTAGTGGGCTCATTTGCAGTATCAGCTGAAGGTTCTTGTGTGTCAACGTCTGAATTAAACGGTATAGTTTCTGTCCGTTCAACTGTTGTATTCATGCTTAAAAAAATATCAAAATCTTCTGTATTAGTTGTTCTGTATATTATATCGTTATGTTCATTGTATGCTAGATACTCTACAGCTTCTTCGGTCATTTTTTATCTCCTTATTCAAAAAACTTATTAAAGTTAGCACTTGCATTGATTGTTTTCTTGCCTATAGCACCTCTAGTACCTATAATTGACAAGAAATAACGTCTATATTTTTCTACTTCTGCTAGTGCAAGGTCTCGATCTTTGATGCTGAAAATACGTTCAACAACATCTCTAAAATATACACGATCAAAAGTTTCTTGCACTAGCATCTTAGGTATTATACCCGAATCATACTTGCGATTAGCTTCTTGTACAGCGTTTATATGACTCCATACATTGTGACCCATTTGTAATGCATACGAAAAGCTATCCCATGAAGTTTTACCTTCTTTGCCAATTTTATTTAGGTCTCCGGGTGCATATGTACAAACATCGCTTACTAGCATTCCGTCACTTATTGGAGAATCTGTAAAGTTATCAAATATACCATCTTGTAGTACAGCATCACGGAAACCTCTAGGGTCTGTTGCGTATTTTTTGTTATCGACACTTGGCACCATTCGATAAACCCATTTAGTTCTATCTTCAGTTTCAGTTTGTATATAAATTTGTCCGTTTGCAGTAGCAAGGAACGGCGAAGCACAATCAAACGTAATCATAAAGTTTTCGTTGTAGTACTTACGAATAGCTCTTTGTACATCAGTAAGAAGCACAGCCCATTCAAGCTTACTTGTGCCTAGAAAGTGCATTACATCATGAATATCTTTTTGTAATAAGCCGTCGAAATGCAGTGTAACAAGACGTTTTATAGCTAATTCTATATCACACATGTTTTGACCACCCATTGCCCAGCCATTAAAGTGTGTGTCAGGATAAATCGAAGGATCACAATAGTCCTTCATCTGCTCGTACCAGTCATCAGCTTGTTCAAAGTTTTCGCCTTGTAGTACATTTAAGAACTTACAAGCACCTGTTCGATTCTTTTGCCAATAATCGTTATTAATACGTGTAGCATCAACAGCTTCTTGATATGTAGTAATGCCAGTTGCACGTTGTCCTGCTTCTGAGCGTGATACCCATGCTGGAATATCAAGAATCATACCGTAATCCATGTATGCATCCATCCATTTCAGCACGCCGTCTCGCTTTTTGTGTGCTTTTGGACAATTTGGATCTTTCCAATCACCTTCCCACACACCCTTGCCGATTTGGAAGCCGCCTGAATCGCCTAGTACCCAAGTATTATCTCTATCTCGATTACGTACCATGTCTTCTTTAGGCGCTTGTTTAGTAGTATCTAAGTCAGCATGACCTGCAGAATACAATGTCCATTTGTATTGGAATTTTCCTTGTGATTTATTAAGGTAGTTCAAACTTTCAACACCATTAGGCAAATTACTCGGAACACGATCTGCAGGTACGTATTCGTCAAATCGTTGTTTACCTACATAAGTGGCATAAAAGCCACTTAGTGCAGGCAGAAATATAGCGTAGTCATTTTGTGTTTCAGTTAAATTTATATTCATTACTTACTTTGAGCTGGAACAATATAATCGTAGGTAGTCATGCCGCTATCGACAGTAATTTTCATAGCACCTTGGTCAGAAATGCTCATTGTAACATCACCATCGAGATTAAGAATGCTTTGTACTTGTGCTACTGGAAAGAACCATGCATGCTGTAAAGATGCTGCTACATTTTGTTCAAATACAAATTCGCCAGCATGTGTGCCGTCATCACCAAACGAAAATATAAGATTATTGTTATCAGTTGATACTTTAAATAATGGTTCTTCCGAATGTGCAGCACTCATTAGCTTAAGACGACTAATACTAGCAAGTGTAGGCTCAAATTCAATAGCCCAAGTTGCGCCTTTGAACTTTACAGCTTTGAGTTTTTCATCAATAATAGCTTTGCTCATAAAGCGATAATCATTTTGAAAGTCACCGCTTGCATTTTCAAAATGGATGTGTGTTGGAACTGTTTCGCCGTTTCGATCGCCAGTAACTACAACAATTTTTTCGTTTTCTCTGTACTCTGGATTTTTGAGATGCAGTGACAGTTTATCTAAGTTTGGCATACCAAACGTATCAGTAAATTCTACAACTGGTGTATGTGTTTGTGCTTTAACTACAACACTGCGATCTTCAGCCATAGACTCAATCACTGTATTGTTTGAGTCGCTTACACTAATTTTAACCATAGGAAGACCTAAAGTGTGAGTATGTGCGACAATATCTTGTAAAATGTCTTTCATTATAATTTCTCCAATATTTTATTATATTATGTAGGTAAAGTTTTGTCAATATATTTAGATTAAGATCGAGGCGGAATAATATTTTTATACCAAGGTGTTGTTACTTCTTTTTCCTTAAGAGCGTCACAAACACGCTGTCTTATGTCACTAGAACTAAAGCGATGATCTCGCTTGTTAAAAAACAGTTCAATATTTTTTTGTTTACACAACTCTCTACCTGTGAACTCTTTTTCTTTGTATTCTTCGCCAAGTATTCTCACTGTAATAGGAAATATTTTCAGTATATCTAACAAATCTTCTTCAGATTGATAACATACAATTTCATTCACATATTTTACGCCTTTTAACTGTACATATCGCTCTACTAAGGTTTGAACTGGTTTATTCTTTTCAGGTCTATCAATAGACGGGTCAACCTGTAAACCTACTACCAAATAATCGCATTGTTCTTTTGCATCAGCAAGCATTTGAACATGTCCTGCATGTAATAAATCAAATGTACTTGCAGTAAAACCCATTTTCATTTAAATTTCTCACATATTAATATTTTTTATTATACTACACTTTTAATTATAATGCAAACTAAAAAGTTAATTAATCAGGTCTAATACTTAAAATTTCTATTCTATAAGGACAGTTAATGATAAACTTTACGCAGTCTATTAAATATTTCTGTTCTATCATAGGTTCTGATGGATTTGTTTTTTGTTGAAAAGGCGTGTCTACCTTACCTAATGCCAGATAAGTTACATTGTATCCTTTGAGAAATAAATCTTTGCAGGTTTGTTTCAGTTTATCTTTTGATTCTTTGTATATTCCTGAATATTGACTATTAGTGCCTACGCATATAATTTTTTTTGCATGTAATGATTGTAGTAAAATTTTTTCTTGTGCATATACATCATCATATGTAAATGCATTATTAATAAGAATAGTATCAGGATTGATATAACTTGTAATGTCGTCAACCGCTATATCAAATCCTGTACTTCTACTTATGCCAATAGTATTATCAAGTGCTTCGTAAAGTGTTTTTCCTATACCGCTTGTATGCCCGGTAATGCATATAGTCATGAAATATAGTCTACTTTTATTTCTTTCTTAAAGCTAGGAAATTTAAAATTATTATCTTCATGATGTTCTAGTCTACTTTTTGAGTTATCGCGATAGCCAATACCCATTAGTAGTAATACATCTTCGTCTGTGCCTAAATCTTTCTTCATTCCTTCAGGGTCGCTGATGCATTGGCAGCATCCTGTATCGTAACCGAGCATATTAGCAGTAAGAGTCAAATATCCAGCTGCTATGCCTAAAGATCTATCTTCATCTAACTGGGTTTTACCTTCAATTACGCCTTTTTCTACTTCTAAGTCAGTACGAGGTTCTACTTCTAAATCTCTATCTCTTACAAAAGCTACTAACAAATTAGCAAGAGTTTGTGAGTTTGTCATATATTTTTCTGGTTGTTTAGGATGACCGTCGCCGCCCCAAAATCCCACAGTTTTTTTATGAACGTTTTCTATAATATCCCTATTTGTAATAAAGATAGGTTTGTAAAAAACTCTATTTTGTTTAGATGAACATTCTGTTACCGAGACTACCATAGTTTTTACATCATCTTCGGGAATTTCTTTACTTAAATCCCAGTTTCTATTACAGTGCTGAGATTTTTGTATTGTTTTTTCTAAAAATTTATTAAACGACATTTTATTTCTCCTTTAGCTTTCAAATTCAAATAAATTTGAAAATGTAGTATTTTGTTTAGTATCTTCGAGAGGATAGTCAAGCACACCGATAAGGTTTGATATTTTATTATCAATAATTGTCTCTGCCATTGCAGCATCGTCAAACGGCAGTTCAGTAAACCATTGCGGCAGTCTTAGTTGATCAGTTGGATAACTAACACTTGTGTAACCTAAAGGATTTGGTTTTAGTTTACAAACAATTGTTTTCATACCATCAACAATATCCTCTGAATACTTGTCACTGTTAATTTTCTTTAAGGTATTCCAATTTAGTGCTGCTCTTACATGCCCTGGCATATTTGCCTTTCCTTGTTTTTCTTCTAAAGTTCTAAACTTATTTAAATTATTTACCCGTTTTGGAGTGCCTTTTTCCCATGCAGGACGTGATTCAAAATCTTTTCTAAATTGAATAATCATGTCTATAATTTCTTGCTGTGGCGCTTCTTCTAATACACGAGTAAGCACTTTCATTAAGAATTCTTGCATGTACGGTGGTGTATCAGCACGACGTAGATCAAGGCCCATTGCTTTGACTTTACCAGTCTTACCGTCGACATCTTTTCGATTGCCTTCGTCGTCGATAACAAGAGCAGCATAGCGTTTTTTAGTGATGTACAGACCAGTTTGGGCTACAATTTCTCTACCTGCTGCAATTACATCACTGCGGCTGTTGGGACAGTGGAAAGCACGTAGCATAAAGTCTGGAAAAGTTGTATTTGCTTGATCGGCAATTTGATTATACAAAGTAATTACATTATCTTTGGTCCAAGGAATGTTACCTGCATCGACCTCTTTTTTAAGAACTGGATATGCTGAGAAATATACAGAGTCAGTATCGCCGTAAATAACAGTTTCGCCAACATGATCATACTCACCAGTAGCAACTCTGTTTACTTCTGCACTCATATGTTTAACAATTTGTCTGCCAGTTAGTGTAGTTGATTGGCCAATACGCTTATCAAAAAATCTACAGCCAGGATTCAAAATTGCACCGTAAAGAGAGTTTAGGTTAATCTTTTTAACAAGTTGTCGTTTATCCCAATACTCAATTTCGGCTTGATTACCAGCTGCGATTGCTTTCTTAAGCATGCCTTGTAATTCTTTACGTTCAGCATACCAACGTTTTAGAATGCCAGGAATAACTGCTTCAAACTCATGTGTAAAAATAGTACCATTTGCACTTAGCATCCACGGCATATTGCTATCAAAAATAAGTTTGTGTACTTCGGCTGCACTAAGGACATCGGTACGACCATCTTCCCAGTCTACAGTAATCATTTTATCACGTCTCTGCTCCATAACATGTTCGTACTCGAACGTGCCAAACAACCCTTCCCATGAAGCAGCAAAAGACTTTTTCTTAAGAGTCATTTGCTCGTGTATGTAAGCGTCAGTTTCCTCAGGCCGCAGTTGTCCGACAATACTTTCAGGAGCCATATTAAGAGATCGAATTACACTCGGATATAGAGAATTCAAATCCATAGAGCCAACCCATTTGTGTAAGCCCTTTTTTGGATAAGCAACATAAGCACCAGCAGCTTGCGTTGATTCGTGTTCTTTTCTGTTTGGTACTTGCATACCACGTCGATGCGCTTCGTTAACAATAGCTTGCTCTGTCACCGCTACAGCACCCATAGTAGTCTGTAGTAGCACAGTGTTAGCATGAGCAAGTTCGTTAGCTAAATCAATAAATCTTAGTTTCTTATCAAGTTTGTCTAACAATGCAACGTCTTGTCTGTTATACTCGATAAATTTTTCAAAGTCATTGTTGTATAGTTGGTCAAGGGTTCCTTCATAAGGAGTTTTATTTTCACCTACTTCGTATTCGCCAATTGCATCTAGTTTAAAAGAATGACGTTCTTCGTATGTGTATTTTCTATACAAGTTAAGATAATCCATATGCACACGACCGACGGTGTCATAGGTTTCACTTGTTTTTCCAAACTTTTCGAATTCACGTTTCTTTGGCAATTGTTGCCATAAACAAAATCTACGAGTGTCATCTTTGCTTAAGATACGACTGATACGGTTAACAGTGTACGGAACATCATAACCTTCTGAGTTCCAACCACTGTGTACATCAGCATCTTCAATAAGATCTAAGAACGCTTCGAGCATATCACGCTCGCCTTGTTCTGTATGGGGAAACAGTATACACTGCTCGCCCCACCGCTCGTTACAAATAGTCTGTGCTTCTTCTAAGGGAAGGCCTTTAGGTGGCATTGCAACAGTAACTAGCATATCTAGCCATTGCAAATATACAGTGATAGCAGTAATAGGCATAAATGGATCATTTGTTGGAGCAAATCCACGATCCGGATCAAAGTCAGTCTCAATATCCCAAAACACAACATTGAGCTT